CAACCTCGACGATATCAAGAAGGTAGCGAGGGCGGTATTGGGGAACTGTATAAAAAAATCCCCACTAACTTAAGATTGTTTGGTGAGTATTTAGCGGGGGTTGAAAGCCCTATAACTGAAAAAGATTTCACTACAGAAGAACTAGACTTAATTCGTAATCAGATAATAGCCCAGAAAATCAACAACGAAGTGTTAGAAGACGAGTATAGAAAAGCAGGCGACGCTGACGCAGTTGAAACTTTTGAGACGACTAGGGGGAGAACATCTGTTTCTCCATACACTATTCAGAAGTCTGGGCTACCTACGAATAAAACAACTTTTGGCAGGAGCTACATATCAGGAGGCTCGGGTGCTGTTGATAAAGGGTGGGAGGAATCTCTTAAGGCTTTAGATGATCCTAATTATATGATTGCGACTACTTTAGGAAAGTATACGGCTGAAGATGTTGATGATGGTTTTCGAATAAGAGAAAATTACGATTTTAACAGAGGGGCTTCAGACAGACCCTCGCCCATACAAGACATAGAGTCTTTTGATCAATTAAAAAATCTATTAACAACTATGCAAGCAACGCCTGAAGTAGTGGGAGAAACTTTAGCAAACATGATCAGATCCGAACCTAGAGCTGTCGATATACGTTTACAATGAGTGAGATACTCAAGGATCTAAAAAACGTAGACCTGTCATTCTTATCTAAGAGTGAAGCAAAAGAGTTTACACTCCTCCTTGAAGAACTTGAAAAACGTGATCGTAGAGAAACTTCTGCCTCTAGCTTTATCGACTTTGTAAAAATCATCTGGCCTGAATTCATTAACGGTGATCACCACCGTAAAATGGCACAGGCATTTGATAAAATAGCAAGCGGCGAACTAAAACGGTTAATTATCAACATGCCGCCCAGACATACGAAGTCTGAATTTGCCTCGCACCTGTTTCCCGCGTACTTGTTAGGAAAGAATCCTAAGTTAAAAATTATTGAAGCAACGCACACGGCTGACCTAGCGATAAACTTTGGTCGTAAGGTGCGTGACTTAATTGACACCGAAGAATACAGTGAGATATTTCCTAAGACAGAACTAAAGGCTGACTCACGAAGCGCGGGTAAATGGTTAACTTCGCAACGAGGTGAGTACTATGCCTCAGGTATAGGTGGTGCACTTGCAGGTCGTGGTGCTGATCTGTTTATTATTGACGATCCTCACTCCGAACAAGATGCGTTTTCCGATAAATCACTAGACGAAGCCTACGATTGGTTTATGACTGGCCCCCGACAGCGTCTCCAACCAGGAGGAGCCATCGTTATCGTGATGACTCGTTGGTCTAAAAAAGACTTAACGGGTAAGCTGATCAAGAAAATGATGCAGGACAAGAACGCAGACCAGTGGGAGCTGATTGAGTTTCCTGCAATCTTGCCATCGGGTAAGTCGCTATGGCCTGAATTTTGGAAATTAGAAGAACTTGAGTCGATTAAGGCTTCGGTTCCTCCTTCGAAGTGGGCAGCTCAGTATATGCAGCGGCCAACCGGCGAGGGTATTTCCATTATTCCGAAAGAGTGGTTCAAGATTTGGCCTAACGACGCGCCCCCAGCTTGTGAATATCTAATTCAAAGTTACGATACGGCGTTTCTAAAGTCTGAACGTGCCGACTTTACAGCGATAACTACGTGGGGTGTGTTTTATCCGGAAGGGAAAATTAACGATGAGATGTATCCAGGAGGTCAAGCCCACATTATCTTGATTGATTGCGTAAAAGAGCGGCTGGACTTTCCCGAACTCAAGCGTGAAGCGATACGTTTGTACGAATATTGGGACCCCGATTCTGTAATCATTGAAACAAAAGCAACCGGTATCCCCTTAACGCAAGAATTACGCAGACTCGGTATACCGATTAACACGTTTTCACCCAACAAGGGCCAAGATAAGATTGCGAGGTTGAATTCAGTCAGCCCTATTTTCCAAGAAGGCAAGGTTTGGGTGCCAGAAAACCGCTGGGCTGAAGAATTAATGGAAGAAGTTACGGACTTTCCTAACGGAGAGCATGATGATTTAGTGGATTCCACAACATTAGCGTTAATACGCTTTAGAAACGGTGGGTTTTTGAGGTTAGACTCAGATTACGACGACGAAGAGGAATATTACCCCAAAGTCCGTGCATATTACTGATTTATTATTGAATTAAAACGAGGTATCGTTCCGCGTTATGGCTGAACAATTTGAAATTGAAGTAGAAGAGGAGCCTTTCGAAGACGAAGTCGTCGAAGTTTATATAGACGACGAAGGCACCACTAGTTTCGGTGATGAATTTGACGAAGAGTATGCAATATCGTTTGGCGAAAATATTGCTGAGATACTAGACGAGTCCACAAGAGGCGCACTTGCTTCAAAAATTACGTCTTACTACCATGACGACTTAGATTCTCGTCAAGACTGGTATGAAACTTTCAGAGACGGTTTAGATTTATTAGGAATTAAAACAAATACACGCAGCGAACCCTTCGAAGGTGCAAGCGGCGTGTATCATCCGCTACTAGCTGAAGCGGTTACGCACTTTCAGGCACAAACTTACCGCGAGTTACTACCTGCAGGGGGACCAGTAGACACGCAAGTGATGGGCGTCACCTCAGATCCAAAACTTGAACAAGCAAATCGTGTTAAAAACTTCATGAACTACCAGCTTACTTATAAGATGGAAGAATATGATCCTGAAATGGATCAAATGTTGTTTTACCTCCCCTTGGCAGGATCTGCTTTTAAGAAAAGTTACTACGATCCCTCTGTAGGTAGAGCGGTTTCTCGTTTTGTTAAAGCAGAAGACTTAGTTGTCCCGTATACAACCAATGATTTAGTAACTGCTTCACGAATTACTCATGTCATTAGGATGACAGAGAATGATGTAAAGAAATTACAGCTGTCTGGGTTTTATCGTGATGTAGATATGGGGTCTCCTTCGTATATTAAGCAAAATGATCTACAAGATAAGATAGATGAGCTTGACGGCGTAGATCGTACAGGCGGGGATGACGAATATACGTTATTAGAAGTACACGGCGAGTTTGATTTAGAAGGTTTTGAAGATAAAGATGAAAACGACGAGCCTACCGGCTTGGCGTTACCGTATATTATCACTGTTTGCTTAGATACTAATGAAATTTTGTCGATACGGCAAAATTATGACCCGACAGACCCTATGCGTAGAAAAGTTGAATACTTTACGCATTATAAATTCCTTCCTGGACTGGGGTTCTATGGGTTTGGTCTAATTCATATGATTGGCGGTGTGACTAAATCCGCTACTGCAATATTACGGCAATTAATTGACGCAGGAACGCTTTCAAACTTACCTGCTGGTTTTAAATCTCGTGGATTAAATATTCAACGGTCTGACGATCCTATACAACCAGGAGAGTGGCGTGATGTGGACACTCCTGGGGGTGTTATTCGCGATTCGTTCTTGCCACTACCTTATAAAGAACCAAGCGGCACATTAGCGCAGCTATTAGGTCTCTTAGTTGAGTCTGGTCAGAAATTTGCAGCAGTAATGGATCAAGGATCTGGAGACGGCAATCAAAATGCTCCAGTAGGTACTACTGTTGCTATGTTAGAAAAAGGCCAGAAGGTTATTTCTGCAATTCATAAACGATTGCATTATGCACAGCGTAGTGAATTCAAAATACTCAAGCGTATATTCGGAGAGGTGCTTCCACAGGAGTATCCTTACCAAGTTCAAGGCGCACAGCAAAGTGTTTTCCGTGAAGATTTTACTGATGATGTAGATGTTATACCTGTTTCTGACCCTAACATCTTCAGCACCACACAACGAATTATCTTAGCCCAAACGCAGCTTCAAATGGCACAAAGCGCACCGCAACTACATAATATGCGGGAAGCGTTTCGTAAAATGTATTTGGCGTTGAACATACGAGATATTGACGACTTATTACTTCCTGAATTTGAACCAACACCTAAAGATCCTGTTCAGGAAAATATGGATGCCTTAATGAACGTACCACTAAAGGCATTTATTCAACAGAACCACGACGCACATATCCAAGCGCATATGGCGTTTATGCAAAGCCCTCAAATACAACAAAACCCACAAGCTACGTCAGCACTACAAGCACATATTCAAGAGCACATTGCATTGAAGTACAGAGTGCAAATGGAACAGATTTTGGCGCAACAAGGTATTCAGTTACCGCAACCAGGACCAGATGGTCAAATGCCACAACTGCCTCCAGAGACGGAAAGCCAAATTGCGATAGCTGCGGCACAAGCTACACAACAAATAACAGGCCAAGAGCAAGCGTTAGCGCAAGCAATGGCCGCACAGCAGCAAGATCCTCAACGTCAAATGTTCGAAGAGCAAATGAATCTGGAATACGAAAAGTTGTCTCAGAAAGACAGAGACGCGCAGCGTAAGACTGAGCTTGAACTAGAGAAACTAGACTCTCAAGAACGACAGACAGATATTAAGGTTGCTGCAGATCTGCAAGAAGCTGAAATGCAAAATGAAAGAGATATGGATTCTAACTTAACTGAGATCGCGAAAGTTGTTCGCGAATCTAGAGAACAGGAGTAGGTGGCTTATTTATTAAGCAACATACCTCATTTTAACGCATGGATCCGAAAAGAATTTACACACAATCATTTAGACTACCACGGAGAGTATTTACACGCGGTTGTTTTTGCGGTAAACACCATTCCAGATAGGTGCTTGTCCTTTCAAGTAGTCTTTACAGGGTTTGAGCTTGATGCAGAAGAAGATGCAGAAAATATACACGGTGGCGCGATGTGGGCTAGGATGCCTATAACTGCGCTTGTTGCAGATTCCGTTTTAACGGAGATGCCTGAAGCTA